TTCTTGAGCAGCAACACTGAAGTTCTGTAAGTAACTGGCCGACGTTACATCCCAAGCTGTACTCAGATCATATTCGTTTACGTCGTCCCCACTAGCCCCAATAATATACATTTTTGTGCCGTCAGGTTTGAAGAACATGCCTTGTGGAGATGTTTCTTGAGCAGCAACACTGAAGTACCCTTCAGTGGGAAAATCAAAGCTAGCAGCGCTTACGTCCCAAGCTGTGCTTAGGGTGTAGGAAAAGACTGCGTCTCCGGCAGTCCCAAGAACATACATTTTTGTGCCATCGGGCTTGAAGAAGATACCTTGTGGATTTGTTTCTTGAGCGGCAACACTAAAGTTCTGAAGGTAACTAGCCGTAGTGATATCCCAAGCAGTGCTTAGGTCGTACTCATTAACATTGTCTGCAGTATTCCCAATAACGTACATCTTTAGGCCATCGGGCTTGAAGAAGATGCCTTGTGGATCTATTTCTTGAGCAGCAACGCTAAAGTTCTGTAAGTAAGACGCAGTGCTTATATCCCAAGCTGTGCTTAGGTCATACTCATTAACATCGTCTCCACTTAACCCAATAACGTACATCTTTGTGCCATCAGGTTTGAAGAAGATACCTTGTGGAGTTGCTTCTTGAGCGGAAACACTGAAGTTTTGCAGGTAAGTTGCAGAAGTTATGTCCCAAGCTGTGCTTAGATCATACTCATTTACGTCGTCTCCAGTATTCCCAATAACGTACATCTTTAGGCCATCGGGCTTGAAGAAGATACCTTGTGGAGTTGCTTCTTGAGCAGCAACACTGAAGTTTTGCAGGTAAGTTGCAGAAGAAACATCCCAAGCCGTGCTTAGGTCGTACTCATTGACATCGTCTCCAACATTCCCAAGAACATACATCTTTGTGCCATCGGGCTTGAAGAATATGTCTGTTGGACCTGTTTCTTGAGCAGCAACACTGAAGTACCCATAAGCAGGTGGCTCTGCATTAGCTAGGTCATAGCCGCCATCAATAAATTCACCATTGAGCTCAAGCGTAAATCCGAGGGTAGTACCCGTCGTAGGGGGGTTGCTAAACACAAACGTAGTTTCAGCCGTAGGGGTGTAGCTAAACACGTTCCCAGAAGTCAGGTCAAGAGTTGTGCCTGTGATCGTTCCCACCTTCTCAGCGGTAGCAATACCGTCAAGCTTTGTTTTATCACTTGTAGACAACAAACCAGCAGTCGTAGTAGTAGCTACAGGAACAGTTACGTTAGTGCCTGTTGACGAAGTAATTGTTCTAGTGTTGCCTGTTCCGGTAATTCCAAGGTTAGTAGCTACGTTAACCTGAGCGCCTGCAGCGATTCCGTCTAACTTGTTCTTGTCAGTTGAAGACAAGACCCCTGCGAGGGACGTTGTTGCTGCGTTAACCGTAGCGTTAGTGCCGTCAGAGCTATTTACAATAATAGTAGAGGCATTATGTGTTGTTGATAAGTTGGTAGTTACGTTGGGTGCGGTGTTAGTAACTGTAATAGTTCCGTTAGTAGTGATCGGTGAGCCGGTAATGGAAATACCAGTGCCGCCAGAAGCGGCTACTGAAGTTACTGTACCGGACCCACTCGATTTAGCTTCCCAACGTTCGTTAGCATTGTCCCAAGCAAGAACTTGTCCTTCAGTAGGGTTGGGGACGTGTAAGTCGTGAAGTTCGCCAAGGTGAAAGCCAGTAATTGGTTTTACAAAGATAATTCCCGTAGTAGCGTGAGCACGAATAACAATAGCAACAGAAATGTTTTGATTAGGTGCTTCTGGCTTAACATAAGTAAGTTTACCAGCGGTGGTTGGAGAAGCATAAAGAATAGTGCCTTCTACCCAAGTCTCGCTAACAGCATCTCCTGTTGTATCTAACCTGTTAATTTCGCCAAAGGTAATCGCAAACCCTGATTCGTTTATCGCTAAGTCTCTCTCTGCAAGTCCAATAACAGCAAGCTCTTCGATTGTATTATTAGCGATAAACTTGTTTACTGTAATCTTGCCAGAAGCCTCAACAGCTCCTGTAGCGTAAACTAAGTCGCCCTTAACTAGAGCTACATCCGCCTGAATAGGGATTCTTGCTTCTTCTGTGTTGCCTAGTTGTAAAATATCACCAGCAGCATCTTTAGTAAAAATCTTTTTATCGGCAAGGTTGATAGCAACCTCACCAATATCTAAGTCCGAAGTCAGCGGAGTTTTACCTACAACACTAGACTTTTTTGGAATAATTTTAGTAGCCATATTTATGACCTTTCTTTTATGTTAGTAAACACCACCATCGATAGTTACATTTTGAAGCGTTTCGTTACCTAAGTCCCAAGCATCGTCTGCTTCGTTCCAAATAAACTGGACGTTAGCGGACGTACCGCGCTCTATTTCAAGACCGGAGTTTTGAGAAGGCACCCCTGTCTCGTCGGAGTTAAGCAGAATAATAGAGTCACCAATGTTAACTTCATTAGAGTTAATAGAGGTTGTCGTACCTTGGACAGTCAAGCTACCTGCAATAACAACAGTACCAGTTGCATCGCCTGTACCAGCGGGGTCAATGGTAATGACTGAACCGCCTTCAATAAGATCAGTAGTGACCTTGTTGAAAGTTACGTTATTAGTTGTACCAACTGGCTGACCAACAGCAATATTACCGTTAGTAATAGTAACGCCAGTGCCATCAGTAAAGTGAGCGCGAGCTTCAGCCGCAGAAGGGCCTGTGTAAGAGATTACGCCTGTCGTACTGTTGTAGGACAGAGAACCATCTCCGCCATTGTCTGTAACAGAAACAGAGTTACGGGCGTCAGTAACAAGGTTAGACGCAGCTTGGATGTCGGCTTCAGCAAGAGTGTTGTTGATCCAGTTAGAGCCAGACCACTTAAGGACTTCACCGGCACTAACAGCTGTAATGGTTGTGTCTTCCAGTGCAGCAATCGTTTGATAACCAGCAGACTGAAAAGAAGAACCATTATGGGCTTTGAGAAGGTTGGCTGCAGTATCAAACCACAAGTCACCTTCAACAGCATTTGCTGGAGCAACCGAGTCAACATAAGCACCGTCTAGGCGTGTAATTACACCTGCACCGTTCTTTGTATAAATCTTGCGATCAGCAAGGTTAAGTGCAATCTCGCCAGCTTCCAAGTCTGTTCCAAGAGGTGCGCCGCCAGAAGTACCGGACTTTTTAAGAATAATTTTAGTGGACATCAGAAGTCTCCCCCAATAATGCTAATATTGTTGTTATTGATAATTGTAGTTGCTGTATACTTAGAAGTAACACCGGAGTAGACTAGCATAGAGCCATCCTGCCTATTAGTGTTGTCAACATCCGTCAGTGAGCTAGTTGTGAACCTGTGGTTAGTAAAGTTTTGTTCAGCAGCATTATAAAGAATTACATCTTTATCTTGAAGCTCAAAAAAGTCTACATCCCCAAGGTTTACTAAGCTTGATCCTTCAAAAATATCAAAGGAGTAAGTTTCAACAGGAGAGCCTGAAGAAGTAGTAAGGTCTACTTCAAGCTGACCGTCAACAAAACTTACAGCAGAAATACTATCACCCTTAGAACCTTGACCACCCACTCTTGAAGTATCAACCACAATATCAGTGTTAGAAACCGTTACAGAGTACTTAGCCATTAGACCTCCTCAGAGGGACTGTAACGAACCTCTACCAATCCTCTAAAGGGCTTCCAGATTTGTTGTTCAGAGCCTAGGCCGGAGTCCCGAACTTCAACACCGATCCAACCGTAGGCTGGAACTTCTGGGGCTGGTTGTGTAGCCCAAAGACCAATAAGGCTTTCAGGAATAACGAGCTTAAAGGTGTTATCTGTAATGTTTTCATCTAAAATAGCTAAGGTGGTAACTTGTCCACCAGCTTTAACAACAGTGGGGTAGTTTCCTACAATAACGCCAGTCATGTCTGCTTCAACAATCTTGGAGGTTATTGTATAGTCTTGAAGGCTTGTTAGCCAGTTAAGTGTCATGTTAAAATGAATTTGTTCGCCTTCAATAATTGATACAAGGACCGCTCCGTTGTCGTCAATAATATCTTTAGAGGCACTATTAATTCTTGCTCTAGGCATGGTAATTCCTTTCTACCGATCCTCAGATGGGTAAGTTTAGTTACCGCACTATTCTTAATACTGTATTTATAATTACTTGCCCCTATTAGGGGAACTGTAAATCTTTTCTAATCGATCTTTTTCTGCTGCTTGGGATCGGTTTTCTATACTAGTTTAGCTTCCTTTTCTACGCGAGTCTACCAAGTTAGTAGCGGTTCTACGTGCAGTAGACGGTTTAGCACCTCTTGTAACTAAGCGCTGAGTTTCATTGTTAATAGCTGCACTTCGACTACGGCCAGCGGCGTTACGAGTAGCAGTACTACGAACGCGACCAGCTACAGTAGAGGCCGCATTGCTAGCAGCACTGCGAGCTTTAGAGGCAGCACTACTCACAGCACGTTTAGCTGACATACGCTTGCTAAGAGCTGAAGTTTTCGAACCTGTTGCGCGATTAACTAAACGGTTAGCTGAAATAGCAGCCCTACCGACAGCGCGTCTAGCAGCGTTAGGGGCGTTGCCTGCAATCTTCCTTGCTCGTGCAGAAGCATCTTGAGCCTTCTTAAGAGCGGTTTTTCTAGCGCCTGTTAACTTGTAAGCTGTGTTACCTTGACGCTTACGAACAGCCTGACCTACACGGCTGTTGTTAATACGAGCCATGACTCTTTCTCTGCGCGATACCGCGCCGGTTGTTCCCCTGGGTGGCATAATAGTATTCCTTTTAATTGTAAACGATCAGAACCCAAACCCTCTAACAGTAGTTTTAGTGCCAGAGCGGATTGGAAACAAGTACTCAACAGCATAGCGCAAACCATCTGACCAGTGTTCTACACCTTCTTTTTTGTCAATGACTGCACTGTCGGGATTGTTTTCGACCCATTGGGTTCTCTCGATTGATTTGATTGTGTTAACACACTTAGGGTGAATATACATATCAATAGTACCAGCAGCATTCATAAACTTCTTGTTTACAGCCGCTACACTATCAATAATAGGTGGCGCTTTACTATGCGCACGAGTAGCAATACCTGCGCCTTGTAACAAACTAAAGTCTGTAGTACCAACAGCAGCAGAGGACTTCCTAGCACGACCACTAGGGTCAGGGTAAGAAATAATCTTGTGGCCAGCATACTTAATCTTTAAAGCATTAGCTAAGGTTTCCGTGTCCGGATGGCCTTGCATTTCATCTAGTATGTGTATCTGATTACCCCTTAAAGCAAAGATAACAGAAGCCATTATACCGACGTTGAAGTCAATAGCAACATGAACATCTTCCCCTGTTTCGAAGTAGGGGAGGTCTTTGTTGATATGGTCTTTACGGCTAAAGGTATAGAATACGTTAGTACCAGAGTCTTCGAAGCTTGCTGTATACTCTCTGGCGAACTTTAGGGGGTCAAGGGTTAGTTTAACACTCTCAATCTCCTCTTCATCAAGGTAAGGAGAGTCCTTATAAGTATAGTGATAGCTCTTCCAATCTTTGTCGCTGTCTTGTCTATTGAACATGTCATAGAAATAATCGTACCCGCTTGGGGTACTGATAATAAGCGCACGTCCTGGATTAGCATTAAATCTTTTGGCATTTTGTCTTGACCAACGTGTCGAAACACAAGGCTGAATAATAGATTCCCAAGACTCTTTTAGGTTCATGCCAGCACCCTTCCAAGAAGTAACCTCATCTGCTACTACGAAGTACTGACCAGTACCTCGCATACGCTGAGACGCTTCATAGGACCATAGCTTTAGTTGAACGTTGTTAGGAAACCAGAACGTACCAGAGGCTTTAGAGGACTTGTCTGCAAAGTCTTCCATACCAAGTTGCCAAGCAATTAGTGGGTAGTAAATGTCCACAGCTTGACTGTAAGTGGGTGCGATGAGTGCAACGTTCTTGTTAGGCACGTCATCAGGAAGCTCCATGAGTTCCTGCACGGCAATAATAGCGGCAGTGGCTGCTAAGTAAGACTTGCCAAAGCCACGACTAGCATTAACCACTGAATATCGACAAGTCTTATCTATAAATAAGTCTCTGATGACTTCTGACTGTTTATCATGTAATCTGATTTCTGACATTATGTTCTTCTAACTATTTCTTTTTAGGCTGTGAACTATACTGCTTACCTGCCTTGGTGTCTTTACGCTTCTTGGCAGTACTAGCTGCATACGTCTTTTTAGACATAGCATTAATAGCCTTAGTTGGCAAATACCGTTCACCAGTAGCGTCTTTACCTAGCACAGAGTTCTTGCCAGACTTAGTTCGCCACTTCTGATCAGTCCACTTAGTCATTGACTTTTGAGCAGCAGTCTTACCGCCAGTGTACTTGCCACCTCTATCTTTGTAGAGTTTAGCGGCTAGTTGCATAGCCCTAGCAGAGTGCTTACCTCCCATACGGGAAACAGCATCTGACTTAGCTTTCTCCCACAGGGTTGGATTAGCTCTGGCCATTACTTCTTCTTACCACCTTTAGGTGTTTTGGGTGGACGACCTACTTTAGTTCCGTAAGTACCTTTTCCTGCGGGCATAGTTATTCTCCAATTCTTTTTAAAACAGATTCAATAGAAGCACGAATAGACAAGATGTTCTCATCAATACGGGCTAGCATAACAGCTTGAGCTTGAGAAGTCCTCTCAATTTCATTCAAACGGATTTCCTGCCTAGCGATCTCTCGTGTATTAGTACTAACAGCAGCGTCTAGAGCAGAAATGTACCAGACAAGAGCGACTGTCTGGAGAGTAATAGCAATAAGCGATGACATGGTGATGCTCTTAGATATACCCCAACTTGAGTTATTTTCACCCATTTTTATTTTCCTTATTAGTAGATGAATCAGTAAGAACAATAGACACAGGGCGCTTCTCCGTAATCTCTTGCTCAAGTTTATCAGGGATCTTCTTATAGCCATACTGCATCAGGTTATTGATGAGTTGACCTTTAGTAGCAATTAACTGGGCATAAGCACCAGAGCCAATGCGGATGTCACCGGAAGCTAAAGCATCATCAATAGCATGAAACTGGTTAACCATCTCGACAATAGGATCAAAGCCAAGTTCTTCAAGCTTCTTTACAGAGGCAAGAGAGTTAATGTTCTTAGAGCCTTTAGGACGACCACTGCCCTCTCTACTACCGCCATTCTTCATACCTTTTTTCTTGTTACAAGGGACAGTACCAGCGGGTTTGCCATCAAGGCGAGGTCTTCCAACAGGGCGTTTTGTGTTCATATCAACCATACTAGAAGATCCTTTCTGTGCGAGTGGTCATTCAAAAGTTTTTCAAAAGAAATTTTTTAAAAGTAAATAGTACCAAAGTGTGACTACTTATACCTAAACAATTGTAATTAATAATAATTCATAGATTAGTACCAAAGTGTACCTAATCTGTTTTATTATAAAAATAATAAAAATAATTTATGTATCTAAGATACCTAGAAGATACCTTAATAACCCCCGTAAAGAACCGAATAAACCTTCACAAAAGGCTTATCAAGTTCTTCCACAGGAGACTATGGGAGTGACATCTTCGGGGGTTATCTGTGACAAGTCACAAGTAAGAGTTCTCTTTCAGATGTCAGTAGAGAGTCTTATTCGGTATCTTCTAGGCAGAGCTTAGACAGTAAGTTTATACTCGTTTGAGGAGAATTATTCTTAAACGTCAGGTATCAGTTTTATGATATTTTTGTTATAATATTATTGGTATCAGTTGGGGAATTGAACCCCAAGGTTACAAGCTATGACGCCTGACTAACTATAGTAACCTGCTAACCTGCCCTGACATGGTGCCCCCTACCAGACTCGAACTGGTACGC